TCGGGTTCCCGAAGTGCAGGAACGTCTTGAAGGTTTACAGTTTGAATATACTAACGCTTTTGAGCCTGGAAATAATGAATTTGCTAGAAATTTTTTAGACAAATACACTGCAGCTAGGGGAGGATTTGATAGTGCAGAAGATAAAGGTTTGATTGAGGGCGATAGAATAGTAAGACCAGAGAATTTAGCTCAATTGTCTGCACAACCAGCAACTGGTGGTAGTGCTATTCAAGATCCAAACGTAGCTGGTAAATTCCCAAGTCAAGAGGTAAAAGTGTAATGGCTGCAGGCACAGTAACAAGAGGTTTAATAAAGATGGCAGGCTCCGCTTTAGGTGGGTTCCTTGATGATGCTTTAAAAATAGGAGGCAAAGTAGGACAGGCTGGTGCAACAGCAGCTTTAGATTATGGAAAAGGAAAATTTGCTCCTCAATTAGCAGGTAAAGTTGGAAGAGAAGTTCCTGAGTTACTGAGAAGCTCACCAACTTCTACAATTCCAAAAGCAGGTAAATTACTAGGACAAGGGGCAGTTCTTGGAGGATTATTTGGTTTAAGTACATTAGCAGATCAACAATCAGAACATACGCAGCCAATATCTCAAGGTTCTACTGGTAACACAGATGTAGATAAGTTCTTAATGAGTCAGCAGTTACAAAACCAAAAATTTATGCATGACATGGCTATGGTGCAAGCAAGAGCTGAATCTAGAATCCCTGGCAGACAATATGGTGGAGTATTGTATGATCAGGCCAGAGCTGAGAAAGAACTTACCGAAGCAGGTGAGGTTACAAACAGAGAGGTGAAAGATATAGCTAGAATGATCTACGGTACAGGTCTACGTGCATAGAATTTATAATAATAAAAAAGATTAGAAATCATGTTACCTGGACCAATTTATAGTGGAAAAACTGGCAAAAGGCAATTCGAAGTAGGCGAGCCTGGTTTTAAAAAGGATAGTAAAGGATTTTTAGATAAATTTATAGGAGGAATGGATAGTTATTATGGTGGTCAAAAAACAAAATCTGATACTGATAAATATCTAGACTTTATGAGAGAAACTAGAGATCAAACAAAATTTGGAGATATGTTAGGGGCTTCATCTAATGAAGTTGCTGAGGGTTTAAGTGTTTATACACCAAGAAGTACTCAACAAATGTTTATTCCAGGACAAGAAGGTAAGGGAGGATTTAATCCTATCGGAGCTGTAGTTGGAGGAATCAGAGGATTTTCTGGAGGCGGAGGACCAATAGGTGCTATCGGAGGCGGTTTAGCAGGTGGATTTGGAATTTAATAGGTGGATTTGGTTAATTTAGAATATCACTAACAAGAATTCTTAGAGAAAGAAGAAATGGCAATTCCATTAGCAGGTATGTTTCTACCAGCACTAAAAGCTGTAGGGTCAGCAAAGTTACCTTTATTACTTAGAACAGCTGGTGCAGTTGGTGGTGGACTACCTTCTTTACTAAGAGGAGATTTAGCAGGAGCAGCAGTAGGTGGAGGTCTTGGAGCTTTAGGAACAGTAGGTATGGGAGGTCTTGCAGGAAAAGGAACAACAGCAGCAAGTAAAGCAATATTTAACCAAGCAGCCAAAGCTGGTTTAGGTTCAACTACAACGGCAGCATTACAAGGTGCAGCAAGAGCTGGAATTCCATTAGGCATAGGTGCTCTAGCAGGAGGAAGTACAGCAGGATTATTAGGAGGAGGAGTTGGTAATGTTGGTAGAGGAGCAGCAAGTTTAGCAGGATATGGAACAGTTGGAGGAGAAGGAATGGGTGGTTCAGCACTTCCCCCAGGAATGGGACAGTTTGGAGGAGTATCTCCAACAGGTGACCCTTTGAATGTATTAAGTCCTTTAGGTTTAGATGCAGGTAGAAGACTAAGAACAATAAAAGATGCTGAAGCTTTGAGAGATGCTCAGAACATAGTTCTACCAACTGTTAGAAAGTTTGCAGAGCAAGCTAAGAGAGATGAGTTTGCAAGAAGCATGGCTGGTGCAGGTATAAGACAAAACATAGCAACTCAAGCAGCTCTTACAGAGAACATGCAAAGAGCTGGATTAAACCTAGGCATGACTGCTGCTGAACAGGCAGGAGATGCCCTTACTCAGAGGTACAATTACTAAATGTCAAAACATACAGTTTCTCTTAATGGAATAGATACTGGAAAGGTTGGCAATAACAAAAGAGTTAAGCTAAGCGAAGAGTTTCCAGATCCTAGTAAAATAAATACTATTGGCGAGCTTGCAAAAGCTCAGGGTATAACTTTGGAAAGTGCATTAGCTCAAGCTGGAGGAGGTGTTGGATTAAACCCAGTATTACCTGCTGGAATAAATGCAGAGATCGATCCTAAAACTGGTAGATTAGTAGGTAAAGATAGACCAACACAGTTAATACCAAGTGTTACAGCAAAAGTTACTGATTTTTTAACAGGTGGTTTAACAGATTTTGATAGAGAGGGTGGTGGTCTTTTTGGAAGAGCAGTAGAAAATAAAAAAACAGGACTTGGAAGTAAACCAACAGATTTTTATTTAAGTAAAACAATTAAAGATCAACTAAAAAAAGATGCCGAAGCAGAAAAACAAAGTCCATATGCAGATATGGATGAACTTGTTAAAGCAAATTTAGAATATGCAGAAGGAATGATTCCGTTGCAAAGAAAATTAGCAAGACAGCAGGCAATGGATTCTACTATGATGTACGCAGCATCAGAACCTATTAGACAGGCATTTTTAAATAGAGCTGCAGAGCAGGCAATGCAAAGAGGATTGAGAGTAAGAGGAGCATTAGAAGCAATGCCTTCTAATATCCAAAAAATAATGGAATCTAAACAAAAACAGAGGTATTTATCCTCTTCTGCTTTTGCTGAAGAAGCTAAAGCTCTTGCTGCACAACAAGATGCTGCAACTCGTTTTGCAGGTCTTGGCATGCAACGTCGATTTGGTTAATTTAAACTAAAAGAATACCGAGAAGTTAAAACTCATGGGTCGTAAGTCTCCACCACCACCAACAATAATATATCCGCCAGCTGCTCCACCACCAGCTCCTACTACGCAAGTGCCAACTCAATCTCTTGCTACACAGACAGCTTTAAATGAAGTAAGTGGTAAGCAGCAAAGGTTAAATATGGAACTTGGTGCTCAATTAGATAGAACTAATGCAGATTTCTTTGCTACTCAAGATATCAGAAGAGGTCAGGCTGCTGGTGCAGAACAACGCTTGACTATTGATAAGCAAGGCGAAGATACTCGTGCTACTGCAAGGGTTCAGGGTCAAGAGGCTCGTGCCCAAACTGCTGAAACTGGTCTTCAGTACAGAAAGGGATTAGAGACTGCAGGTGAGCAAGATAGAACAACAGACTTGCAAAGAGAGATGTTCCGTCGCTATAAAGAGAATAGAGATTACGAACAGGCTCAGAGCCAATACAGAACATGAAGAAATGGATTCAGACTTTATCTAACAAAGATCGTGAATCCTTTCTTGAATTTTGTAAAAAAGCATCAAGTCCAATACAAATATATTTATTTTCCCGTTTTTTAGGTTTTCAAGGGACGGTTGTGGAATGCAACGAGTGGTCTACAAAAGAATTTAAAAAACGAAATTTTAACGTAGTTTTAGAAGCTGAAATAGATAATATGCAGATTGATATAAATAAATTACGTGATGCAATTGATATGGGAATCGTTAAACAAGATATGGGTGCAGCAAGAATAGCAATGCTTCAAAAAGAATTACGTGGAGCTATAAAACAAATTGAAGATAAAAAGATTCTACAGGATAAACAGGGATTAATTCTTGCTGGTGCAGACAGAGCATTACGTGAGATGTTATCTATCTTTAGAGATGATCCTATTGAAGGACCTTTACAAGAAGCATCAATGGGAGTTTGGACAAAAATTCTTCAGGAAGAATCTTAAGCAAAAGTACGCTAAGCTACATTTATGGCAGGTACAAGTATTTACAGTGTCTACAGACGCACGGCCAGAGCAGCTGCAAAACAACAAGTAGTCAAAAAAACTTCTAATGTTGATGTAGAAAGGGCTAGAAAAAATTTTGCATATTTTTGCGATGTTGTAGGGGGAAAACCTCCTGCCAAACACCACCTTGAGTGGCATAAATTTTTATGTACAGGAGATGATAGTGAATGTCTTAAGGGTATTGCTGGTCCTAATGTTGACATATTGGCTCCTAGAGGATCTGCTAAATCTACCGTATTAGGTTTATATACAGCATGGGCTATTGGCATACATGCTTTAAATAAAATGCCTTTAAAAATTTTATATATTTCTTACACAGTTGATGTTGCTAGACCAAAAAGTGCAGCAATAAAAAGAATTATAGAAGAAAGTAAAATTTATAAAGAAATTTTTCCTACAGTAAAGATTGCTAAAGGAATTAATTCTAATGAATATTGGAGTATAGATTGGAAGTTTGCAGGAATCAAATCTACTGGTGAAGAAGAATTTAGTGTTTGTTGTGCAGGATTAAAAGGTGCTGTTACTTCAAAAAGATCTCATCTTTGCATAATTGATGACGCAATAAAAAGTGCTGATGATATTAAAAATAAAGATATTAGACAAGCTATGGAAGATAACTGGAATGCTGTTATTGTTCCTACTATGTTTGAGGGTGCAAGAGCTATTTGTCTAGGAACAAGATTTAGACATGATGATATCCATAGTAGAACTTTTTTACCTGCAAACGGTTGGAAGCAAATAGTTCAATCTGCAATAACTGTAGATAAAGAAGGAGAAGAAATATCTTATTGGCCTGATATGTGGTCTTTAGATTACTTAAGTCAAAGAAGAAGAATAGCTCCAATAGCATTTAGTTTTCAATATCAAAATCAAGTCGTACAAACTAGTGAATTATCTCTGTCTCCAGACTTGATTGTTAAAGGAAGTATAGCCACAGATTTTGATGCTTTAGGAGTTGGTGTAGATTTATCAGCTGGTGTGAGAGAAAGAAATGATTACACCGTTTTTGTAATGGGTGGTCGAGTAAAAGATAAAATCCATATTGTTGATTGCAAACGAGTTAGGGTGATGGGAAATTTAGAAAAATTAGAACTTTTAATGGAGATGATGGAGGAATGGGGAGTAATTATGAAAGATGGTAAAAATTACTTTCCTACAGGTACTTCATTACATATATGGTCTGAAGCAGTTGCATATCAAGCTTCTTTAGAAGCAGACTTTAAAAGAATATGTCAAACAGAACAAGGTTTGTATAATTTAATTTGGCATCCAGTAAAAGGATTTCGTGGAGATAAAGTTGCACGATTTAGAGGTATTATGGGACTTTTTGAACAAAGAAAAATTATTTTTAATAAGTATCGTAAGTTTGGAGCACTAACAGATGAAATAGTAAATTTTGGTGTTAGCTCACATGATGATTGCGTAGATGCTTTAGTTTGGCTATGTAATGGGTTAATGACTCGTGGAAAACTTGAGTTAGAGTATTGAGGATTTAAACTAGAAGTATTAACAATGCCAGAACCAACTTTTTACAAACTTGAACTTGAGCAAGATGCTTATGGTTCAGCTGTAATTTCTCTACCTGATGAGCTATGTCATGACATGGCACTTCAACCGAATGAAAGATTTGATGTTGAAGTTGATGGAGATGTAATTACTATGAAGCGTTTACATGCTGGTTATGTCATTGACCAATAGCAAAGGGATCTAATTAATGGAGAGTAATAGTAAGGCTGTTCTCGATGAAATGATTAAGTCCGTCATTACTCGTGACGGAAAAGGATCAGCTGACACAATGCTGGTTAGTTCTCACTTATCCCAAATGAAAATGTTTGGTATAAGACAGGGAGTTGAATTTTATCCGCAGCAAGATAATTTTGGTACACAAAGATTTGATTTTATTCAACAAGTTATAAAGTTTAATCAATTAGATGCAAGACTAGATGCAATATGGGATAGATTTCTAGCATATGGAAAAGGATTATTTTATATAAGACCTACGAAAAAATCTTACAGAATTTATTGGTTTAATAAAGATTCTTATAGGACATATTATTCACCTGAAGGGGAACTGGAAGAAGTAATTATTATTTATCCATATAAGGTTAAATCTTCAAAAGGTTTTGCTGGAGTTGGTTTAAATACTGATAAAAGATATATGAGATTAAAAATTACAGCTACAGAAATAGAAGAATATCATGCAGAACAAGAAATAACTTTTGATCAAGAAAATACAAATTTTGCGACTTTTGATAAAAAAATTGTAGAAAATACTATGGAGTTTATTCCATGTGTTGAAGTATTTAACAATCCTGACGCTTTCG